GTTATATATCGCGTAAACCCAATATCCAGTATTTGCCGCAGGTGATCCGGTATCAACACCGCCGGCACCGGCCGACAATGACATGTCGACAGTAACAGACACGTTTGTCAATCTGTTGAAATGCCCGGCACCGTCCGACACTAGTAATTCAGCGATTGTGTAGCTCGCGACGTATCCGGAACCGTCCGCCGAACCGCGCAACCGGTAAACGACGACACGGACGCCGAACCTTGCAAGTTTTGCGCCAGTCTGTTCGTACCGTCGCCCAATATTGCGGTCGCTTGGCCTTGCGTTACAACAACACCTGTGCCGGATGCGGTTTTAACTGTGATTGAATGGGCCCCGGTCGTGTTGTTTAACACCGTCCAGGTTTTAACGTAGGTCGGCAGAATCAGGTTGACATCAGCTACCAACGCGCCGGATATGACGATGATGTCTTTCGCCGCTTGCAACGCCGTGGCGGTAACGTTCGAACCAGTCATCGTGATAGCGGTCGGCCCGGCATGTTTGAGCGGTCGCCAACCTGCGCCGCCGGATTCCGGATCGGTCGTGTTGTTCGCGGTCGTCGTGATCCAATATCCGGCGCCGTCCGTCGCCGCCACAACCGCGCCGAGCGGATAACCGCCCACCGCCGTGGCGAATGCCGAATCGTACGGATACGCGCCGCCGGCCTGTTCCCATTGAACAGCATCGGTAATCTCGTACAGAATGCCGTTCATGTCTTCGCCGAATGGCGGGATGCCGCCGGCCGCAATCGGCGTCCGGGTTAATGGTGGGAAGCCGTCCGTCAGGCTTGCGGCACCGGGCGTGATGCTGATCTGTGAAGGCGTTGGAATCGCATTCTTCGCGCCGGAGTCGGCAAACGGTTTAGCGAATTTCGATGGTGTACTAAGCGACATTTGCCACTCCATTTATTGAAAGCATTGTGCCGACGTTAAACGGGCTAGCGTCTTCGCCCATCTCGGCAAATCCGAACACCGGCTTGGCGACGGCCAGCAATTGGCATTTTACGCCGGCCGGCCGCGGCATAACGGCACCGTTCGTAATAACGACGAATTCCCACGGCTCAAGCGCGAACTCGAACGTGTAACGCATCTGCATGTCGCCCAAATCGTTCACGTAACACCGACCGCGCCCGGCGAACAATATTTGCAGCAGTGCATTGAATTTCGGCGCGGTCGTTTCGGTTATGTTGGCGAACGCTTTGGTCAATATCAACAGCCGAAACGCATCATCGCTCAGTCGGTACGTATTGCTAGCCGGCGATCCGGAGTAAAACGGCGCTTGGTTGAACGGTTCCCAATCATTCGCTCCGGTCTGAAATCCGAAATAATCATCACCCGGAACGCTGATATAACGCTCAACTCCGACAATTCGGCCCCATATATCCAGACCGAAACCTTGCGCCGTGTCGATGTTCCAAACGATGTCGTAAAAATCGTCAACCGGCACGGTGAGATATTGCCGCATGTTATCCAGCAATGCGGTCAAGCGCGGCGATTGGTCGTATTGCTTCATACCAGATTCACCGCGATATCATTCGCGTCGATCGTCGGCACTTCGTCGATACCCACCAACACTTCGTCAAGCGTTGCGGTTGTTGTGCCAATCTTGATCGACACGACACGCACGGTTGTTGCAATGCTGGCCACGCCGGCATAGTACCGGCTTGCGTAGATGTCCGAGCCGATCCGCGCCCGCTGCCCGCCGTCCGCCCCGGTAAATGCTGCAATGATCGCCGCTTTCGCTTGCGTCACAATATCGGCAGGCAATCCAGGATGATTCGCAATGTTCACCGCGAACAGAATCGGCAACGCCGCTGGTCGTTCGAATTTGATCGAATATGTCGGGTACGGGAACGAAAGCGCAGTGTCGTCGTAGACTGTGACGGTCGTGTTGCCATTCATCGAACAGCCAACGTCTTTTTTTGACCAGATCGCATCAGCCACAGCTTGATCCGTACCGCCGACCGCTGCGACGTAAACCGAATGTGCCGCGACACTATACGATGTCGCGCCGAATGTGACAGCCACGCCGGTTGGGTTGTCGATCACGTAACAATCAATAACGCCGTCGACGCTAAACACCGCGCCACGGATTGCACCGGGCGAACCTTTACCGTTTACCGCAACGGACAAGCCGCGCCGGTATTCGAATTCGGTACGGGTTTCGACGCTCTGGCCGATAACGCCAGCGCTCGGATTCGTCACAGCGTCCCATCCTGGCGACGTTTGCGCGATTCGCGTCAACGCGCCGGCCGGGCATGGGATCGGGCCGAGCGTTTGGCAGGCAAATTCGACAGTCGCTAATCCGGAACCGTTGAACGTCGCAGCGCCGGTCGATTGGTAAATAAATTCACCATCCGACGCGAGCGCCCCGGCCGGCAAGGTTGCGCCAGGTTGACCAACACACTGAGCGTTAACGACCGTAGCAGTTGCGGCGCGGCGTGTGAGAAAATAGATTCGACCAATGGCATCCTGGAATCGCCCTTCGGAATTTGCCGGATCGACTTGATTGCAGACATACGCGATCAACGAATTCATCAACTGAATATAGTACGTCGTATCGTCGGCAAGGTGTTTCTGCGGCGTACCTTCGCTGGTAATGTTCAGGTTACCGTCAAACGCCGCGTTGTAATCCGCCAGCACGCCGGCAAGTACCGCGCTCGTTTCTGGAACGCTTACACCGGTCGCGCTGATTGTCAGATTAGGCACTGAGGACACTGGTTGAACCGTCCGATAACGTCAATTGAATTTGCCCGGACAGAGTCCGGTTGATGTTGCTATATTGAAGCAAAACCGCGGCGATTGCAACATCCGGCACGGTCATTGCTTCCGTTTCGTACCACGCGGACAATAGCGGCGGCGACGGGCGCTGGCCGAGAATGTCGGTATCGTACGGAATCCCGCGCGTCGTGTCGTATCGGGCCTCACCGCGCCACAGCCGGCACGCGCACGCGACATCTTGAGCGATGGAGTACGGCGCGGCCACCGATGCGATATTGCCGAATGCATCAAGCGTTAAATCCCACGCATCCGGATCGAGATATAACGAATCATGCATTTACTGGCCCCCCGCTTTGCCCACTGCCGGGCTGGACATTTTCGTGTTTGTGATCGTCAAGTTTCAGATTATCGCTGGTCGTCGTCGTTCCGGTCACATGCAAATCACCTTCGATCCGCACCGTCGCGGCGTGTATCGTGACGCCTTCCGGCGTGAACTGCACGTATGTCGTCGGCGTGCCGTTGAGAATCCCGCCGATGTACATGCCGTCGCTGAAGTCATATTGCCGGCGCGATCCGGGCGGCGCGACCTTACGCGCGTTTTTCACGGCCGATATGTCCCGGCTAGCAAATACAGCAATGCCGATGTCGCCGATTGCCGGATCAATTATTACCGCAGCAGCGCCGCCCTGCGCCCGAAAATATGGCACGTTTGTTATCGTGCCGTGATCGATCGGCTGACCGTCGCCGGTCAACTGCTGGACCATCGGCCGCACATCGACGTATCCGACTGGCGCAACACCGCCGCCACGTACCGCCACGACTTGCACGGGCATAGCTGTTTGCAGTTTGGCGATTTGCTGCGAAATGGCAAACGCCGTTTCGTTATATCGTCCGTTTGATGTTGACGGCCGCGCCTGGCCGGCGTATTCTTCAAGGCTCATCGTCTAATCGCAAATTGCTCTTGGGTGGCCAAAACCTGAGTTTGCCACATTCCGTGCGGCTTTTCCGATTCGAGCAAATGGTGCAACGATTGAACGTAGAATTCACCGTTTGCTTGCGGAAAAGCCGATTCGAGTTTGATTTTGCCACCGTGCCGGATCGCCGGGTTATAAATTGTCGTGAACCACACGCCCCAGCGGTCAATCATCGGCCAACCGATTAACCCCGATTCGAAATTGATCAGCGGCGAATCACCCTCGGCATTGAATCGGGCTTTACCGCGCGGGCAAATTGCCAGCACTGGTGGAATGTAGTAAAAATCAATCGATGCTGTCGCGGCGAGTTTCCGCATTTTTTCCATCGGCGTATAAGCCAGGTACATATCAGTCACGGTCGAATTGACGCCGTTATTCTCCAGCGTTGCGCCCAACTGCTTGGCTATCGATTCGGCGATTGTCGCGACCGGCACCGCGCCGGGATATGATTCGGCGTTGGTGTAAACGTTTTTACCGAGCGCCCCGCTCTGCGCCGACACAACGAACGGCACATCCGGCGCGGTGTTGTAATCTGCCATCGCGTTGAATATGTCACCGGTAAATATCACAACGCCGTTTG